CACCACATGGGGAATAATTCCCCAAATAAACGCTTGCCTCCCCACCATATGTTGTGGTAGGAAAAAAACACGACACAGCATAGAGGTATTTTGGTTTAATGAGACTGAGAAATCGACTGTGGAATCTAGAACATGACAGAGGCCTACCTAAACGCAAAAAACAACCGCCCCAAGACGATATTTGCCCATTGTGTCCCAATTATGAGGATAATAATTGTCGTGGCCTGTGTCCACCGCTGCAATGGATTAACGGGAGGGCAGAGACAAAAGAAATTATACCGGATGCACCAATAAGATATGGGATAGATCAAATAGATTACAACGAGTATTTATATGGCCTCATAACAGACAAGAGCGCAACCGACAGTGACCGCCTGGATACGATTAGGTCAATCAAGGATTACAGGCTGAGGATCATCGCAGCCGCAATCCTGGCATACGTCCCACAACAACAAATTGCTAAATATGCGCACATATCACAGGGCCGGATATCCAAACTATACCGCGCAATAGTGCCAAAAAAAGGAATAATCAAAAACGGGGAATAACACAACAACATCAACACATTAACGCCACCAGCTGTAATAATTGCACCTATATATATATTAATTGACTAGCTCAAAGGATGGCCGAAAGGCCAACAGAAGCATCACCGGCAAGGCCGGATAAACAACGACCAGACCACAAAAGGCGCAAAATGACCCAACCCATCACACCGGCCACCAACAGAACGCACGATATAGGCGATCCTGACAAGCCGGAAAGCGCCCAAACTAGCGAAAAACCACATAAACAACCAAAAAGCACCACCAAGTCACCGCAAAACCTCCGGCCAAGATCAGCAAGGGCAAACAAAATAATCGAGTTAAAAGAGACAAACCCGGCGCTCACAGTCCGGGAAATAGCAACCCTGACAAACTGCGATCATTCCAACGTAGTGCGAGTCCTGCAAAGATACGGCATCGTAGCCCAGGAGGTCAACGAGTTTAAGGATCACAGGGCAGAGGTGTTAGCAGGGTTACAGCATAGACTAATTCAATCTATCACCTCCGAGGACATTAAAAAGGCTCCACTAGGCTCCCGGATACTCGCTGCGGCTCAATTATACGACAAAGAGAGACTGGAGACAGGCAAATCAACCGGCAATCTGGCTATGATTACCTTCCAAATGCCGACCCCCGACCCAGTGCCGGAAGAGTTCAAAGTGGAGGGAAACGTAATCGAGGCGCAAAGTGGAGCGCAAGCCGATGCCGGAAACGGCTGAAACGCAGTCAAATAATCCTGCTCCACTGGATTTTCGCAACGAACCACCGCGAAATCATTGAGGAAAAAAACGCAACGTCCTATAATGTTACAATATGTAAACATGGTAAAACAGGCACAAGTGGAGGGTGAAGGGCAAAAACCTTATGTCAAATGTGTCCGAGGTGCAGGATGTGGGGAGCGAAGCTGGAAACCCAGGAAAAGTCGTCCCCCCTGGGAGAGAAAAAGCGGGGTATTGAAATCCTATATATCATACCCCCTCCCTGCAATTTCAAAAATAAAAGGTTTTTATGGGTAAGTTCAACACAGGCACAGGGATAAAAGACGGGAAGTTGGTTGACGCCTATATACCACATCCTAAGCAGGTGTTGTTTCATAAGACTTGTGCCAACGAGGTTCTCTTTGGAGGAAGCGCCGGGCCTGGTAAGAGCAGGGCGTTGAGGGCTGAGGCTCTTCGGTGGGCCTGCACGATACCGGGATTGCAGATATACTTATTTCGTCGGACGTTTCCTGAGTTGGAAAAGAATCATATCATTCCTTCGCAGATGGAGTTTCCGAAGGATTTGGGTGAGTATAAGAGTCAGGCTCGAAGGTGGGAGTTCTTCAATGGTTCAATGCTGCACTTTTGTCATTGCCAATATGAGCAGGATGTTTTCCAGTATCAGGGCGCGGAGATACACCTTCTTTTGATTGACGAGCTTACTACGTTCACGAAGTTTCAATATGATTATTTAAGAGGTCGTGTTCGTTGCACCTTGCCGGTTCCAGAGAAGTTTAAGCACAAGGTTCCTGGGATTTACTGCGCTAGTAACCCCGGTGGCGTTGGGCATACTTTTTGTCGGGCGAGATGGGTGGATTACGCAAAGGCTATGGAGGTCAAGCGTGCGCCGGTTTTAGAGGGTGGGATGCTGAGGCAATATATCCCTGCTTTGTTGGAAGACAACCCTACACTAACCTCTACTGACCCCGGATACCGTTCTAGGTTGGAGGCGTTGCCTGAACCTTACAGAACGGCTTATTTAAAGGGCGATTGGGATATATTTATCGGTCAGGCGTTTGATTTCTATTACGACTACCACGTTATCAAAGACCATCCTGTGCCGTCTGGTGCGCCGGTTTACATGACGTTTGACTGGGGCTTTGGCGCTCCGTTTTCAGTGGGCTGGTGGTATGTGGATCAAGACGGAAGGATTGTCCGGTTCAGTGAGTGGTATGGATGGGACGGAAATCAAAATAAGGGGTTAAGACTGACCGATATTGAAGTCGCTGACGGGATTAACACCAGAGAACAGGCGATGGGTGTTGTGAATGTAGTCCAGCGGATTGCTGGCCCTGACTGCTTTCGGAAGAAACCTGATTATCGAGGCGGAGGGCAGGGGCCTTCTACTGCGGAGATTTTTTCCAACAGGAATTTATTTTTGACCGCCGGTGACGCCAACAGGAAATTAAAGATTCGCCAGTTTAGAAATCGGTTGATGATTCCCAAAGACGAGAAGGGCGAAGTGTGTGGAAGACCCATGTTGCAAGTCTTTGAGTCCTGCACACAGTTTATCCGCACGATACCCGCTATTTCGGCTATGCCTAGCAATCCAGAGGACATTGATACAACGGGCGAGGATCATATCTATGATGAATGTTGCCATATATGTATGGCGCGTCCCATTAACTTTGACGACACAAAGCTTGTTTTAAAACCTCTTTCCACCGTCATTATTGACGCATTGGACAAGAAGCAACCTGACGAGGAATTTGGGGATTATGTTGCGTCGGAGACAGACGCATTTGAGAAAGCTATGGGATATGGCCATAGAGACATGGGGTTGATTTATGACAGGGTGTGACATCAAGCAAGGTAATTGCTTAGACATATTACCTGCACTGGAAGCCAATTCGGTTGATTCCATTGTTACCGATCCGCCCTATGGATTAAATTTCATGGGGAAGGATTGGGACCATGGTGTTCCAGGTGTTCAATTTTGGGTTGAGGCTTTAAGAGTAGCCAAGCCGGGAGCGCACTTGTTAGCCTTTGGTGGAACGCGGACGTTTCATCGTTTGACCTGCGCGATTGAGGATGCAGGATGGGAGATAAGAGATTGTGTGATGTGGGTGTACGCACAAGGATTTCCGAAGTCGCTAGATGTAAGCAAGGCGATTGATAAGACCGCGGGAACAACACGGGAAGTTATTGGAATCATAACAGAAGGACGTGCTGCAAAACCACGAAAGGACATCAAAGGTGGGGGGATGCACGCAGGAAGTGATGGAGATGTTCGCGGATATTTAGGGAATAAAGTCACCGCGCCTGCCACCGAAGCCGCCTGTCAATGGGATGGATGGGGAACCGCCCTAAAGCCCGCATGGGAGCCGATTATACTTGCCCGGAAGCCGATCAAAGGAACAGTTGTGGATAACGTCTTGAGATACGGAACTGGTGCATTGAATATTGATGGTTGCAGAGTAAAGGGGCAACCCCACCATAATTATGGAAGGACTTGTTCAGGGGGGATGTTTACCGGGAAAAGCGACACTCCGATTAATACGCCGGATGAAGGACGGTTCCCGGCAAACATTATTCACGATGGAAGTGATGAAGTATTGGGGTTGTTTCCTATTACAAGTTCCACAAAACCCCACAGTGGGAATGGTAATAAATTAGATACAAGAGAACAAGGATGGGGTTTTAAGCGGATGCCTTGCAGTTTATCAGACAATGGGGGTTCAGCCGCCCGCTTTTTCTATTGCGCGAAGGCAAGTAAAAAGGACAGGGATGAGGGGTGTGGTGGGTTGGAAGAAAAAATGGTTGGCATGAGCAACGGGGCGCAAATTCACGGCGAGGAATACGACAAGGGGAAAGGGATAGGGCTGAATGTAGTTAAGGCGATGAAAAACCACCATCCAACAGTGAAGCCTGTAGCCCTTATGCGATACATTTGCCGACTTGTTACGCCCCCCGGTGGAATAGTTCTTGATCCGTTCATGGGTTCAGGCAGTACAGGCAAGGCTGCATTATTGGAAGGTTTCAAATTTATCGGGATTGAACTCGAAAAAGAATATGTGGAAATTGCGAAACGAAGAATTAATGTGGTGCAACCTTTATTTGTGGGAGTGTGTGCATGACAGGGTGTGAACTTTACGCTTTAATGGGTGCCTTATTTGCGGCGGTATTTATCTATTTTGGTTTTAGGCTTGGGAGAAATTCGGCTGGTCAACCCGGAAAGCAGTTTGAAGTAGGGAAAATGCCACTATCAGAGCATGACCCTTATCAGGAAGCCCTTGGGAAACCAGACGAAGTGATAAAGGATCGGGGATGAAAGTAATTTGTGAAATCTGTAATGAGGTTATCGCACAGGTCGAACCGGGAGATGTGTTCATCCCAATGTTGGGAAAGATGTTCAAAGCACCGGATTCTTTCCATGGCTATGACCCTCCATTTCTTCCTGAC